GTTCGATGAGTTGTCCACCAATGTATAGGTCAACTGTATCTATCAATCGCGTACATAAAGATGGTACATACGTCAGGCCACCACCGGGTGCAGTCAAAAGAAACTTGACCGTCATACCCTTGATGAGGTCACCTTTATTCTGTGGAATGATACATCGTAGTTCCTCCCCAAAGTCGACAGTACCATCGAAGGGTGTTTCGATTTGTTCCAGAGCAAACTTTGTGTGTTTTTTAAACTTTGTGAGAAAGTATGAAAAATCTGGATCACCTGTGAGCCAACGATCCTGAACGCCGGTCACTGCGAGTTTTGCAACCCCGGACATATCTACTATGTGTGAGTAAAATTTTATGAAATAAAACGGGACACTACAGTAGAATGAATCTTCAGTTGAAGAAATTCAACCCCGCGACCATGACAGATGATCGTGTGTGTGTCTTCATAGGTAAGCGTAACACGGGGAAATCAACATTGGTCAAGGATATCATGTTCCACAAGAAGCATCTTCCAGCTGGGATCGTGCTCAGTGGTACAGAGGAAGGGAACCACTTCTATTCCGAGTTCATTCCAGATTTATTCGTCTACGGTGACTATGATCGAGAGGCGATCGAACGTGTCATGGCTCGACAGCGTAAACTCGTTGGCAATGGAAAAACAAATTGTGGAGCCTTCATGTTGTTGGATGATTGTATGTATGACAACAAGTTCTTGAAGGATACCTGTATTCGTCAGTGTTTCATGAATGGTCGACACTGGAAGATCTTCTTCATGTTGACGATGCAATACTGTATGGATCTACCTCCAGCACTCCGAGCCAACGTCGACTACGTTTTCCTTCTTAGAGAGAATATTCTTCAGAACAGGGAAAAGTTGTACAAGTCATTCTTCGGAATCTTCCCATCCTTCGACATGTTCAACAAGGTGATGGATGCCTGTACAGAAAACTATGAGTGTCTCGTATTGGACAATACAGTCAAGTCCAACAGGATCCAGGATTGTGTGTTCTGGTACAAGGCGAGTATTCGTAAAAATTTCCGAGTCGGTGGTCCTGATCTATGGGCGGCACACAAAAAGATGTACAATCCCAAGTACATGTCTCAACAAGAAGGTGATGCGAAGAAGGCGGGTAAAAAGACGGCGTTGACCATCACGAAGAAGAAATAATCAGGCTGCGTGTTTCTCTTTTGTAAAAAACATAGAACACTATTAAATGACGGACATCCGTACTATGAATTTATCCGACAATGGTGATAACGGTATGGTATCGTTGAACCCTTCGACGTCATTTGTTTCGCAGAATTCCGAGGAAAAAAATGTCAGTGAAAATAAAGTTACCATGGACTCCACACCGATTGCCGAACTCATGGGACAACCCGAGGCTGTTGAACAGCAGATGATGCCTGCTCAGATGCCCATGCAACAAATGCAGATGATGGCCCAGGCTCCCGCCCCACAACCCGTGATGACCGAACCCGTCAAGGCTCCCGAGTCCAAGAACCCCTTCAACCTGACTGACCAGCAGATGCAGGCTCTTCTCGTTTCCGCTTGTACGGCTGCGGCGATTAGCACACCCGTGCAAGAGAAGCTTGCGACTATGGTTCCTCAATTCCTCAACGACGCTGGTCGTCGTAGCCTCATCGGCCTCGGTGCGACCGGTCTCATCGCTGCCATTCTTTTCCACATCAGCCAGAGCTACGTGCTCAAGGCTTAGGGTACCTGTTCCCACCCCATGTTACTGTAGATCGACTTGTCTACGCCCAACATGTATGTAAGCACCGCACCAACTATGAACGCGGCTAGAAATAAGAGACTCACTTCCAAACTCTTTTTTCTATCCTTGCCATAATCCTTAATCTGCCCCTTCAGGGTCTTGACCACACGCGTCAGACCTTCCACAAGAATGAAGGCGATGATTGTCGACGAAAAGAAGAAACCCTTATCCACAGCCAATTGGGGTACCTGACCTACGATGAGACGGAGTGCATTGGGGATGACGATGGTCATCAGTGTAATGTTCGCCCAGTAATCCCTAGTATACATGGGTACCATGGGTAAAGCAAATACGAGAACCCACATGATGATCGCCGTGGCGACTGTCGCGACGGGTGTTTTCATTTGATGTATGCATAGATTATTTATCCTGGACGTGCATACCACAGAATGGTGTTTCGTTGGGGATGGGTTCGTAGATGTTCAAACGGACACAGATGGCTTTGAGTTTGTTGTACTTGTCCCAATACTTTTCTGAGTGATCGTACTCATCAACCATACAGTGAGTAAGTTCGTGAATGAGGACATGAAAAATTTCATTCACTTCACCGTCGATGCACAGACCAATCTCAGCACCCTTATTGAGATTGTAGCCAACTGTACCACGAAGTCCGTAGTGGGCAGTGATGGGGATACAGTGTTTGAGTTTCTGAAACTCTGTACCGTCGACATTGTTTCTCAGAATTTCGTAGCGTTCCCTGACGATTCGTAATTTTTCAGGTTCAAACGTCGACATGTAGATGTAGATATTAATAATGAGTAACGCTACGACGACTATCATTTTCTATATGTAAATATAAATTTGCTGTAGAGCTCCGATATATGACTGCCTGTCAGGTTTTCCCACAGTGTCAACGTAAACCCACACGACTCTAAACTTTGGATGAGGTGGTCTCTATAGGCGACTGGTTCAGACTTTGGTCCATCGGCATAATAGGGTGTATCGACGAGATTGACAAATAATTTTTCACCAAATCCACCATTACCATGTTCTTTCAGTTTGAAAAAGTTTCCCATGTCGTCATGAAGTGGTGTCTTCATAATTATTTTTTCAGAATCCGGAATGATCCCAAAAAGTTTTCCTCCGGGTTTGACTCTCTTTTTTATTTCACGGATGGATTCAAAAAACTTTTTTTCGGATTCGAAAATGTAGTGCAAAGAAAAATTGAAACATACCAAATCAAATTTTCTGTTTGGACAATCGAAAATATCTCCTTGATAAAAGTTGACTCGCATTTTCAAATTCTTTGCTCGAGTCCGAGCTTCTTGGAGAGATGTCTCATCTGGATCGCACATGTTTATGTTTGCCCCAGCATGTCTCCATTTTTGAAGATCACCTCCACACCCACACCCAACATCCAAAATGGTGTCACCTTCACGAGTCACTGATTGGATCAGTTCCTTCTTGAAGGTGTTATGAGCCCGTCGGATCTCTTCCATGGTCTTATATAGGTGGTATTATTTAACCCACTTAAGTGGGAAAAGGCTTAAAGTTTTACACACTACTATAGACATAATGGCTTCTCTCGAGCAAGATTACACTACTGTTCCCGGTCAGATCTACGCATGCCTTTCCATCGTGGGCCCCGAGTGCCCTCAGAAGAATGACAAGTTTGGTATTAAGATCCGAGGGTGCTTCAACACCCGTGGTGAGGCGGAGAGCCATGCGAAGCGTCTTCAGAAGGAGGATGCCACCTTCGACATCTACGTCGTAGACATGTACAAGTGGCTACTGATTCCCCCCGATGCTGACAAGATCGACGACGTGCACTACACGAACGACAAGCTGGAAGAACTCATGCAGGGCTACAAGGAGAACCAGGCGATGGCGGTCAAGATGTTCGAGGAGCGTAAGCGTGACATGATGAACACTGATAACCACCTGAAGCCCGGTGACGAAAACTCCAAGTACTACAACAAGCCCGATGAGCCCCCTATCAGCCATCCAGCCGAGGTTCTCGAGCGTCTTCAGAAGGAGGAGCCCGATACGCCCATGGAGGAGTTGGTCAAGAAGGCTGACGACATCGTCGCTGCAGAGATCAAGGAGAGACAGGCGAAGCGTGAGGCGGATGCCAAGCTGGAGACGGTCAGTGAATAATTAAAAAAATATACATACATGGTAAGAATGTTCAGTGTGTTGTTGAATATCATCACACTGATCATCGTTTTCTTCGTGGCGTACTTCTTTTTCACATCACCTGAAAATGTCAAAAAGAAGATGAACACAGCGTCTGAGGTTTTAGCGGCACAATTGAAGGACCCAGTGGTCACGAGTCGTGCGTATTTTACTGAGCGGAAGAATGGGTCGACTGGATCCTTCGTCGGTAACTTTCCTTGGGACGAAAAAGAATGGATCTACGGGTACCCACTTAGCCAGGCCTGAGGATCACGGGCTGCATGGTCTTACCCATGAAGAATCCCAAAAGAAAAACGACAAAGCCGACAATCCATGTCGTCTTATCAACCTGTGAAAAGAAGTCAACCTTGGGCTGCTCGGGGGGTTGCTGATACATGTGAGGAGGCATCATCATCATAGGGGGTTGTTGGTAATAGTCTTGTTCGGGTTCACGCTCCTGTTCAGGGTCATGAACATCTTTATTGAATTCGATGGGGTTGCCGATGTCTGCTTCCATATCTAAAAATACCTTTCATTTTTTTAAGCGTGAAATTCCTCATCTTCGTCATCGTCATCATCGACGACGAAGTCCTTGAGATTTCCATTTTCATCAGCATCTTCGTCGTCATCATCCGTGAAGTCATCCTCAGAACCATGTTCCTCGTCAGTGTCTATGTCACTATCATCGAGGTTACTGTCGTAATCATCCTCGGCGTAATCATCTTCCACTTCTTCCTGTGGCGTGTACACTTCGGGCTTCTTGATGCGACGTCCGGATCTAGAAATCATCGCTTCTACTATAGTCTACTGTTTAAGTATTTAGGATGAAACGCGGCGTCGACGTTCATGAGCTGTTGTTCAGCGTAATACCCTATTTGTTTAACGAGTTCGTGTATATCTTCCTGGTATTCGCTCATTATTCCAACGTTCTCCAGGTGTTCTAAGGCTGTATAAAGAAAGGGCGTCGCAGTTTCTGGTGTTCCGATATGTTTTTTAAACATTGATATGTTCGTGATAAAGGCATAAAAACTATCTGGATCCAACCCTGAATAGTTATACGCCTTCTTTACGAGTTCATCAATTTCGTCGGTTTTAACGGATCGTCTTGTGAGTAACCTTGTCAAGTAGGCCGACGCCACCAAGAGTACACTTGACATCTTATTTTGTGTCCGGAAATAAAATCTCTTTGGATTTCTTGTTTAGGAGAAACCTCCTGGGTTTCCCAGTGCATTTGGAACACATAAAGTCGATGCCTGACTTGTCAACCGTAAAGTGGCATTCGGCTCCATGTTTCATGTCACAGTCTGTGTCTGTCACGTTGATGGTATACTTGTTCCTGTTCTTGGTGATGGATTGCACAGTCGTCGGTCTGATACAGTTATTGATGTAGGTGTTCATGACCTTGACAGCTTCAGATGTCTTAATCTTTTGTTTGGGAGGGGGTGTTGACGTTCGACTGGGTAATGGTGTATCATCATAGAACTTGTTGATGATCTTATCCGTCAAACGATGTTCTCTTCCCCTGAAGTCTGCACAGAAACCGTGTCGACGACCTATGATCGTCTCACAGTCACAAAAACATTTCTGTGAGATCGAACCCCCGACCATGTGGAACCAAACATGATTGGAATTGTGAGATCTTCCCAGGTTTTCACAATACTTCGATGTCGTTGAAATCAAAAACTGTTTCTTGTGTGTGAAAATCTTCGTGACTCTCGCATCCTCCTGACCTTCCATATTCTTCCGGATGAAGGTTTCCAGATAAGCGACAGCTTCAGAATCCTTAAACTCATCCTTCATCTGAGCTTGTGAGAATGACCCTTCCTTCTTCTTCTGTCCGTCGAGTTGGCGAATAGTGACAACGTCCTTGGCATCTGTTCGGACCATCGTATCTCTGAGTATATCGATCGATGGTTCCTGGGGAATCTTCTTCATGATACACATCACGGGTCCATAAACATACCTGAACAAGGGTACATAGGGTGATTCTGTAATCTTGCCCACCTGTTCACAAGCTGCACACCCCTGACCATTACAATCGACGTGTTTACCCTTCTTGTAGGACCATGGAATCCTGAAGCCACTCCCCTTGTAGACAGATCGGTCGACAACCTTGTCCCACTCCACCTGTTTGAAGACCGACGTCAACGTCGCGATGACATGATCACGGATGTTCAAGGCACCTTCTTGATTAACGACGAACCCCGGCCAGTTCAAGTGTACACCGGTTTTGACGAGATTGTTATCCGTCTTCTTCGGTCTGGCGACACACACGACACAGTCTCGACCACCCAGAGTCTTTACCTTATCACAGATGACACGACAGATCTTCTCTACACGTTCGAGTTCGAGGGCATCTTCATCTTTGTAGTCGATGTCCAAAAAGAAGTTATAGGTTGGTGTCTTCTGCTCCACCAGATACATCTTTTCTTTGTTCTTCACGGCTTCCACGTATTGTTCACAGAATTCGTCAAGCTTGTTGAATGGAATGGAAAGAACCCCACCATCCATGAGGACATGTGACGTTGCTTTCGCATTGTTGAATTTGTTCTTCGAGCACCAACTCTTGAACATCCTTATTCTGGTATAGCGGTATTCTTTTAATCGTCTTGTTGACAATCGTATAGGATCGATCGCATACACGATACGTCTGCATGTTCTTTCTGGTCTTCACTTAAGTTCTTTTTAATAACAAGAAGTTCATAGACTGTTTTGTCCTTTACAGCTTCAACGTATTGTTCGGCACGACGTTCAGTGTATGCTTTGTTATCAATAAGAAGATCTCTGATCTGCTTCAAGATGTAAGTCTTTGACTTCATTCTATTTTATACTGAAGGTTTTTCTATTAAGTGAAGTCACACACGAATAGAATTCGGGGTTTTGTATGACATTATGTACGATGAGGTCCCAACGTTTACGGGTGTTAAACTCTTCGAGAGTATCGAAGCTCATGAAATCATTTTCATCGTAGGTTTTCTTGATGGGTTCTTTGTTAATTTTTTTTAGATTCGTCTTTGTCTTTTCGTCATTAAACTTTTTGATCAGTTGTTGTTGATCGGTCCGCTTATAGTTGACGAAGAAGACGTAGACATTATAAACTAATTCTACCGTCGGACTCTCCCTGTGTATAAAACTAAACTCTGTATACTCCCCCTTCTTCAATGAGACAACACCCCGTGTCTCCTCTTCAAGCTCTCTGAGGGCACACCTCAATGGATTATAGATTTCCCGTCGTCGACATCCCCCCGTGACAAAAATCCAATCCTTAAATCTACGATCTCGTACGGTCAGAAACCGTGGTCGATCGTCTTCAAATGTGACTGGAATAGCGATCGCTTTGTATTTCTTCATTGCTCATTTAGCAAGTTATAATAAGCGAATATGTTTATTCCTCCTTTTTCTCCTCAGTCTCAGGCTTTTTCTCCGCGGGAGGCTCCACGGGTTCGATCGTCAGGTTCTTCATGAGGTTCATCGAAAAGGTCTTCACGGCATAGACATCCTCCTTCGTCTTCTTCATATCATTGAACATGTAGGCCATCACACCCAAACAAATGATGACACCGGCAATGAGCATCGTTTCACGGTCAAGAGCAAACATCTTATGTGTAATAGATGTGCATTT